ATTATGACGAAACAATTTATTGTGATGACGAATCAGTATTGTTATCAGAACTCAACACTACAGTTTACGATACTACTACGATAGACATCTATAAACCAACTGATCCATATGTCAGACATGTCACTACAAGATATGTACCAAAATTCAACTATTATAAGAATGACACGATCATTGGTAAGAGCCTAGAATATTATGGTGAATATACAGAATTAGAGATACAGTTATTGCGCAACTTCATGAAGCCTAATTTCGTTGTATACGATATAGGTGCTAATATCGGTTATCATACTGTAGCATTCGCTAAACATGTCAAACATGTCTATGCATTTGAACCAAACAAGAAAAACCTTGACTTATTGCGTAAGAATATCAAATCATTAGAAAATGTGACGATCTATGATACTGCATGTAGCGATGTTGCTACTACAATGCATGTAGATGACTTTGATCTAGATGTGCCAGGTAATTATGGCGAGATGCATATGAACAATGTTGGTCAAGTTTGCGATAGTGTGCGTATTGACGATATTGACGATATCTATTATCCAGACTTAATAAAGATTGACGTAGAAGGTCATGAATTGCAAGTATTGACTGGTGCAACAGAGACTATCACAGAATATAAACCTATCATATTTTATGAAGCACATGGTAATGACTTAGATAAGATTTATGATATGTTAGACAATCTTGGATATAAACTATATTGGTATCCATGCAATAACTACAATCCAAACAATTACAATAACAATGGTAATAACATATTTGGTCAAGGTGGCGTATTAAACATACTAGCATTACATGGATATCCCAAGATCAATAACTTATTGAATGTGAACAAAAACGAGACTTTCAGTCAAAGAGTAGAAAGATTTCTACAGGAGAAAAACAATGTACAACAAGAAGCCAAAAACTAAGCCAAAACCTAAAAAATGACTGAGGAAGAACTACAACTTGAGTTAGTGCGTATCAGCAATATGGATAATAATCAGATACAGTTGAAAGCACGTAACCATCATCATGCTAGACATTTAACCAAGCAACAATTTAACATGCTAGGTGGTGCTATCAATAGTAGACTAAATGATTATGGTTTAGAATTACAATCAGCATGTTGTGGTCGCTTTAACATAGTAAAAAGCAATGGAGACACTATAAATGTCAGAAAATCCAATGGATAACAATCAAAATAGACCAAAAAAAGGTCGCGGCGGTGCTAGACCTAACAGTGGTAGAAAAGTAGGATCAACGCAAAAATTAAGCGCGCAACGATTATTGCATGAGATCGCACGTAAAGATAAGCCCTTCGCTATAGGATTAGCAGAAGATTATCATAATGCACGTATGAGCGGCGACAAACATTTAGTTGTAAAATATCAGCAGATGATATTGAACAAAGTAGTCGCAGATAAGGTAGATGTAGATCATACAACACTTGGACAACCTATACAGACAGTCTTTAATTTTCCACAGCGTGAATTAGAAGATTGGAATCCAGAAGTGTCATTTAAATATGAGTCAAACGATAAAGATTGACATTCCACTTTATGGTGAGCAACGTACATTATTAAGTGATTGGTTAAACACTGATAAGCATTGTATCAACATAGTTCCGGCAGGTAGCGGCAAGACATTTCTTGCTAGCATTGCCTTACCTATATTTGCTAGCGATGAGCGTTACCATAAAGGTAAGGATATAATTTATAGTGCGCCTACTGGTAGCATGATACGCAGTTTAATATGGGAACCATTAAAAAAGAGCGCAATAAATTATTATAATTTGCGTGACGGTACTGATATCAATAATAGCGATATGACCATCAAGTTTCCTAATGGCATATACATACGATGCAAAAGTGCAGAACAAAGAGAAAATCTACGCGGTCTCAATGTTGGAGTCTGGGTCGCTGACGAAGCAGCATTGTATACCTCAGATACACTACAGGAAATAACGAACAGATTGCGCCCCAGTGTTGGTCAATCAGACACCGCAGGTAGATTGATAATTATATCAACACCACATGGCACTGGTCCACTCTATGATTTGTTTAAGTTAGCATTAGATAGTCCAAAATATATCGTTCGTCATTACAATTATGAACAGATGCGTAGCGGTAACAAACAATTTATTGACGAACAAAAGCGCATACTAAGCCCATTAAAATTCGCGCAAGATTATCTGTGTAGTTGGGAAAGCGTAGCAGATCAGTTCTTCTATACTTTTGATAAGCACAAACATACTGTAGATAATATCGTTGATAGAGGTCTTGATTTATATACATTCCATGACTTCAACAAGCGTGTCATGTGTGCCACTGTAGCACAAGTTGGCAAAGATAAGATGGAGATACTCAAGAGTTATGCGATACCTGATTGCAGCACAGAAGGTATGGCAGATGCTATTCGTCGTGATTTCCCTAAACGTAGAATATTCAGTATCATAGACATGAGCGGTACGCAAGTCAATCGTGACACTACGAGTCCATTCGGTATAACAGATCGTATCATATTAGAGAAATATGGATTCACGATAGTCAACACACGCAAGAGCAATCCATTAGTTTCTGACACAGATAACACAGTGAACGCATTCATAAATCGCGGTGGATTGATTGTCAAAAGTGATGACAAAATGTTATTAGAAGCACTCACAACATACCATTTTGAAGATGGTAGTCGTAAACGTCTTGTCAAATATACAGAACAAAAATATGCACACATAGACGGTCTTGGTGACTGTTTACGTTATGGTATACATCATCTATTCCCGATCACGCACGAACAAACTATAAAAGAATATGTCGGTATGGATCCACGTTATATGCAAAGACCAGGACAAGAACATATGCCAGAGAGTCCTCTTTATCCCGGCGGCCCTTCGTGGGATGAGATCGTTAACGGGGAAAATATACCTGATTATGCAGTATACTAAATAATTAATATGAACAAATTTATAAACAGATATACACCTGTGCATGAACGTGTATTAGAAAGAACAAAAATACCTAAAGATAAAAGTAAATGCTGGTTATGGACCGGACCAGTGAATAATGCAGGCTACGGTTTGATAAAAGGTGACACAAGAGAAGGTGATGCCAAGATGGTCACTGTGCATCGCGTGATGGCAAGACATAAAGGACTTTATATAAAATTTAAAGAAGTAAACCATACATGCCTAACTAAGAATTGCGTGAATCCAGATCATCTAGTAATAGGCAATCCTAAAAGTAGAGTTCAACGCATAATGAAGAAACATGGCAATCATTTCATGAAACCAAAAGAACCTTATATGACTTGTGAAGATTGTGGCGTAGAGACACATGTAGTATGGTTTAGTCGTATGCACAAAGATTGCAATGTATTCACATGTAAAAAGGTTTAATACAGTATAAATACAAAATATATGGAGATTCAATATGGATTTTGAAATGATGGTAGAGATGTATAACATCAGCAAATTCTACATACCTCAAGATGACCACTATGATTTAGCAAAAGATGTCGTTAGATATCTAACTGACATGGGTCATAGCGTAAGTGATATTGATCGTGCCTTTAGAGAATTTCCAGAAGTAATGAAAGCATTAGATGAATTTAGCATGTACACGCAGGAAACTGAAGATGTCATGGACATGGACGTAGAAGAATACGTTGACATGGAAAAAGAAGAATATGCTGAAGAAAAATTCGGCGGCGATTATTATGAATATCTAGACGAAGAATAATCGTCACGGAATAAAATATGAAAGTCCAAGAACTTATACACAAAAACCCTATTTACAACGCAATTTATGAACAGATGCTAGGATATCAGTATGCATATCTTGGCGGTTATATTTTTAAAACATATGTTCGTAAAAAGCGTCCTAGTGAAGATAGCAATCTTTACCTTGACTTAGTACAAAACACAGTAGCGCAACCAATTTGTAGATATATTGTTGACACTATCAACGATGTATTGTTTGAGCCAGGTGTTAAACGCGAATTAATATTTTGCACACCACAAGGTACAAAGATTAATCCAGACAATCAAGAATGGAGCCAATTGTTCATATTAGACAGCGATTTAAACAATCGCAGTCTAGATAGTTTCATGGAACAAGTTGGTGACTTGACAAGCATCTATGGTCATTGTTGGATATTTGTTGATATGCCTAAAGAAGGCGATGCCAATTATGGTAGACCATATGTTGTCTCAGTCAATCCATTAAACGTATGGGACTGGGAATGGGAATGGTTCGGCGGTAAGCCAATGGTCAAGTATGTCAAAATACTTGAAAGCGAAGATAAAGATAATTGGTATCTAAAATGTTACCATCTTGGTACAGAAGAATATCCAAGTTATTGGAAGAGTTATAAAGTAGGTAAAAACGTTGCAAAAGGTGACGTTGAAGAGATAGGTACAGGAACATATCCAGCAGGTATGGCAATACCAGGCTTTATCGTTTATGGTCGTCGTGATCCACGTACAATTGATATCGGCGTTAGCGATATTGATGCAGCAAGCGATGCACAGCGTGAGCATTATAAATTAGAATGCGAAGCATATACTAGTATTCAATTCGCAAAAACCATTATTCGCGCAGATAAAGGTGTTGCGATTCCTGTACATGCCGGTTCTATAGTTCGTGCAAGTGCTGGACAAGTAGAATGTATTCCTGTAGATACTGGTGACGTAGATAAAGTCACAAGTCGCCAGCGTGAGATACTTGAACAGATTGAAGCATTAAGTGGTCTTGGTGGATTACGTAATACTAAGAATCAGATCGCTAGCGGTATCGCTATCATTGAAGAACGCAAAACATTGCATCGTTTAGCCAAGAGCAAAGCACGATTGATGGAAGTTGCTGAAGAAATGATATTCACATTTGCCGCACGTTTTATGGGTGTGCGTTGGGCAGGCGAAGTACATTATAATACTGACTATGAAGCACATGATACAAATTATAGATTAGCATTAATGGGTCAGGCAAAGAATCTTGTGCAGAATAATCCAATCATTGATAATTTAATTGCAAAAGAAATTATTGGTATGCTTGCTCCTGCTGAAAAGATACCACAATATGAGCAGGCTTATATTGATACGATAACTGATCCACAAGTAAAAGAATTGATGACCAAAGATAATGAACAGATCAATAGTCGTGATCTTGGTGATCAGATAACTACACCAGAACAGTTCGGTGAAACTGAAGCCGTTTATGGTGATACAACAGAATATGATAGTGCTGGTGATACTTTGTCAGGATATAATGATGAAGGTGTAGGCACTCCTGTAACATATACAGGACAATCCTACTACACTAATCAAGCAATCGCTACACAGTTGACCGGCATTAACACAGGTAGATAATTCGTTTGTTACGATATAACTAAAGAGGAAATATGACAGATAATAATTTCGTTGGCTCCGATACAGCCCCTGAAGCAGAACAGGGTACAAATCAGCAAGTTGATGGTAAAGTAAATGCAGGTGCTATTCGCAAAAGCACTACATCAGGTATTTTGAACGCATTGTCACAAGCAAGCGGTCAAAATTTTGAAAGTGTAGAAGCAGCGATTGGTTACATCGCACGTACAGCCAGTCAACAACAAGTCGGTGGCTCCGCACAGCCAGTGGAATCAGAGCCTACAACAGATTCACGCATGGGGCGTGACGTAGGCAATGATAGTACCGATCTACGCGATCAGTTCATGAAATTACAACGTGATCTTGCTCAAAAAGAGCGAGCATTACGTCAGAAGGAACTTGATACTGAAATATTACGTAATATGGGTGACAGATTTGATCAAGATTTGCAAGATTATGCTTTGCAAAAGATCAAGAGTAATCTAACATTCAAACGTGATGGCTCATATTCAATCGTTAATTCTAAAGGTCAAGAACGTTATGGCATGGACGGTAATCCATTAAATCTAAAATCATTGATTGATGAAGTTGCGCAAGGCAATCCAAAATTGCTCAAGCAAAATAATCTATCAAGTGGTTCAGGCTTGCGACCAGGACAACAAAGTTTCGCAGGTGCTACACCAGACGCTATTCCAGACTATTCAAAAGATCCTGCTGCCTTTAACTCATGGGCACAGAAGATGGGTCTAGGTAAGCGTGTTGGGCTGAAAGGCGCCGGCGTGACCGCGACTGTCTCAACAGCAAGTCGTAAAATCGTATAGCCAACTAAAGGAGAATTAAAATGGCATATGTACTAGGTGGCGGTAATAATGAAGCCGATGGCTTTACAACCGCTATTGCAAACTTTGCTCTACGCGCCATGCATGAAAGCACAGGTTTAGTAGAGTTCACACAGGTCGTCGCGCCAAATCAAGGTAATCAATATTTGGTACCTAACTTTGCGCCAATCACATATCAGGACTATAACCCAGCCGGATCAGGCAGTGGCGACGGCTTCGGCCCATCACCATTGGCTGTTGAACAAAATCCATCATTGGGTCAAGGTTCAATCACAGCAACTCCAGCAGTTGCAGCAACAGCATTTGACGTATTCTATGCTTGGACTACATCATTTGAATTAGCCGCAACACTAGGTGCTGAACTTGGTGAATCATATGGTGAAAAAGTAGACATTCGTGTATGTCAGGCTTTCTTATCATTCAAAGCAACACCAAACAACACTAACTATTCACCAACACCAGCAGACGGCTTTGCTCGTCCAACTCAACTTGGTGCAATGGAATTGATTACTGCCGGTCTACCAAGCAATACCGCTGGTTGGACTAATGGTTTCACTAGTGCTAGCGTATTAGAACTAGTTCGTAACGTCAAGCAGAATTACAAAGTTGCTCGCCTACCAGGCACTCCAATCATCGTATTGGATAGCAATGGTGATGCTCCTACTCCAACTACTACAGCAACAGCAGGACAAGATGGTTCTTCATTGAATCGTATGCTTGCTGAATTGACTGGTGGTGCAGTAAGCCAATCAGGTGGATCAAACCTATCAGCACTTGGTAATGAACTATTGTCAACTGGACGCATTGAAAGCGTTTATGGTTGCGCAGTAATCTTCACTACATTCTTGTCAGCAGCAAATCGCGTATTGCTTGGACAGCAGTCAGCAAGCCCAGTGCTTGTTGGTGCATACTTCCACGAAACAGCGATCTTCACTGTTCTCAAGGAAGGATTGCAGATCAAGATGGGTGAGAAGCCAGGCGGATTGCAGATGTGGTTGACTGGTCTTGCTTATATGGGTGCCGGTGTAGCCGATCCAAGACGCGGTGGTGCAATCAATATTCTTCAGAATTAATTTGAATAGTATAGGAATATAATAATATGTCAGTCCCCTATCAGCGAATCAGTAATGCAACAGTAGCAGATATCATATTTTATGATCCTGCTGCTGAACGCCGAGCAGCACAGATGCAAGTCAATTGGGATGACTACTTTAAAGTAGGCAGCCAAGAGATATTGTATCAAATGGAGTTTGGTTGGTGGCCAAAGTATTGCGATACGGTGTTAGGGGCAACATATTACACTAACTTACCTAACGGTGCATTGATATCTTCATTCAATCCAAGTTTGCTCATCAAAAATGATCAAACATTGATACGCCTTGACACGTTCATGGCTGTCAAGATATTTTATGAAAGTATTGTATCAGATGTAAGCAATGTCAACGATGTTGATAAAGTAAACTTTGATCATGCTCTACGTAGATATCAGTTTGAATGGGAAAAAGCACTACAATTAATGAATTGGTACGATCTGAACCAAGATGCTCCTAACGGACCTACAACGAAGTTAGAAGAGAATTGGACAGCAGATGTGGACTACTTCAATAATGATCGCAGGTATTTTTGATGAGTAATATACCATTAATCGTAAAGCAGAATATAATTGATTACATCAAGGTAGTCGCAGACACACTTGTGCCTATCGTTGAAGTATCAGGCATATATCCTGCTGAAGATGCAATCGTACCATATGGCGTATATGTTGATGATGTTTCTACAATCAGTAGAGAAGTAAATCAATTAGGCGTCACAAGATGCGGCAGTGTCTATACGATGACTGATCAATTTCAAATATTATTTGTAAGCGTTCAAAATGATCCTAAATGGATCTTTATTGAAGAACGCATACAAGATATGAGTGCTGACGCAGCATTTTTTAATGGTTATTACGAAGTCACATTTACTCAAGATATTGTAATCGGTAATCGTAGTGAAAAACGTACCTATACATTTGATTTAAAACGCTTGAATTTTAATGATTAGCCACTAACTTAAGGAGAACTACAATGGCTTATATAACAGTTAACGAGACAGGTACTTTCCCTGCTCTTATTCTATCTACTGATATCGCTAACTGCAATGTTGGTGCTAACGGTAATGGATTCTTAGGTGGCAATCTGTTATCAGTCACTTGTCTACAAGATGTTACTATTACTAACAGTACTGGTATCTTCTCATGGACAGATTTTTGTTCTGCTAGTATCAACAAAGTCACTACACCAAGTGACAATGAAATCAGCACAAATGTCGTGATTGATCCAACAGGATGGTTTGGTAATGCTAACGCAACACCAAATACTAGTGCATCATTCTATGGTGTATCTGGTCTATCTGAAAACAGAGTAGAAGTTGCTTTCCGTGTTCAATTGAACAACAATAGCAACGTTGGAAACGCAGTACCAGCAAATACTTACGCTTATCATGGAGTTGGTTACATTAGTAGCCTTGCTCCAACAGTCAGCCCAGACAGTCCAGTTTGGGTATCACCATTGACAATCGCTGTCAATGGCGACATGAAGAGCGAAGGATAATTTGTAAAAACAAGGAGAGCGTGGTAACACGCTCTCTTTTTAATAAGTGAGGATAACATGAGCGATTTATGGTTAAAAACTACAGAAGAAAAGTTGCGAAGTTTAATTGCTGATGAGGCAAAACTCATGCCGATGTTAACAAACATGGAAGCAACTATTAGACAGATGAAAGCAAAGCAAGCATTTCGCCTCGCATTGCTCAATCAATTATTAGAAGAACACTATGACAAGTATAGTGGGAACTAATAAATACAATATGAATTAATTAAAGGAGCAATAAATGAACATTAAAGAATTCGCAAGCAAACCCCAATTAGTAGAAATAGTTTTAGACGACAAAGATTTGGTAGAAAAGTATGGCGAACCAATTACTTTTTATACCTACAACATTGTTCGTATGACAACCTATTTTGATTTTTTTAATGCACGTAGCAATAATGAGTTTGCCAATCTTGATAAAATGATGAAAGCAATGATTCTTGATAAAGATGGTAAACCAGTACTTGCAGTTGATGAAGATTTGCCTATTGATATTGCTGCCGCAGCAATTAATAAGATAGGAGAAATCTTGGGAAAACCACAGAGCAAGGCATCGACCCAAACGACTGGAAATCAGTAAAAATGATTACTATAGGTCGTATGGCAGAAAAATATCATATGCTACCAAGTCAAGTAGAAACAAATGCTACAACTTATGACTTTATGATTACAGATGTGCTTGCTGCGTATGACAATTATCAACAGGCTAAAGCCAAAGGTGGTACTTTAGATCCTAGCGTATATAAATTAACAACAGAGCAATTATTGGCAATAAAAAATAAAACAAAACAAAACAATGAGTAATATTACTAACAGATTGAATAAGGTTTTAGAAACACTTGATGATAAAAATATTAGTCAAGTAGCCTATACCAATTTTAAAGATAATACACCCATTGGCGATCCTAATCGTTGGAAAACAAAGTATAAACCAAAAAATTATAAACCAGGTAATGCTCGACGTAAGACGGTCTTAAAGGGTAACGAGATACAAGCAAATTATCCTTATGCTCAAAGATTAGAAGAAGGTTATAGTAGTCAAGCACCAAATGGCATGACTGAACCCACGTTAAAAGAAATACGTGACTATGTTTACAATAAACTAGGAATTAAAATCTAATGGCTACTATTGATAATTATAAAATTAAAATAACGATAGATGGTCAAGATAAAGTCGTTGACTTGATGGATACTGTTGACGAATTACAGTCAACTATCACAACTGCCGCTACTGCAGGTATTGCAGCATTTACAGCATTGGCTACAAGTGCTGTACGAATGGCTGATGATATGGTAGATTTAGCAGATGCCACTGGATTTACTGTAGGTGAAATTTATCAATTAAGCACAGCATTAGAAGCAAGTGGTGGAAAATTTGAAAGTGGTGGTAAAGTATTATTAGCATTTGCCAATGAATTACAAGGTGTAGAAAAAGGTACAGAAAGTACCATAGAAGGATTATATAAATTAGGTTTAAGTCGTGATCAAATAGAAAATTTATCTGATCAAGAATTATTTAGGGCTGTTGTTAATGGTTTGGCTAATATGGAAGATGGGTTTGCAAAAACCGCATTAGCCGTTCAATTCTTAGGTAAAGAAGGTGCTAAAGACCTTCAAACATTAAATGCTGAATTAAATAAACCAATTGATCCAGAATTAGAAAATAAATTACGCCTTGCTGCTGATGCTGTGCGTAGCATTGAAGTTGCATTTCGTAACTTACAAGCAGCATCATTGCAGGCACTAGAACCAATATTACAAGGTATAAAAGATTTAAACTTTACAGCAGAAGATGCTAAAACAGCGATACAAGTTTTAGGTTCATTAGTAGCAGCAGCATTTGCTGCAGGCACAGTTGTACAAATTGCTAAGATTGTTAAATTAGTAAAAGATTTAGGTGGTGCAATGAGAGCAGCAGGTGCTGCCTCAGCATTTTTAGTTGGATTAAGTGGTGTAGGTTTAATAGCAGTTGCAGCCAGCGCAGCAGCAGCCACAGCAGCATATGTTGCTCTTGGAAAAGCAATGGAAGGTGCTGCTACAGAAAAAGCCAATTTAGAAACACCGGGCACACCTGCTACACCAGGTGCAATTACCCCAGCAAGAACTATTGGTGTTACACCAGAAGAAAAAGCCTTAGCATCATTAAAAGAACAAACACGCCAATTACGTATAAAAAATGATGAAGCAAACAAATATCAAAGATTAATTAACACAACTATTGGATTAAGTCAGCAAGAAGCCAATTTAATTAAAACAATGGCTGATCTTGAGCGTCAAGCCGCAAATGAAAAATTAGACATACAAAAACAAATTGATGCTGAACTTGCAAAGGGTAGCGAATCAAATGCTGCCATTGTGTCTGAATTACAAAAACAATTAATAGAAATTGACAAACAACTTATCGCACAAAAACAATTAAAAAATGAAGAATTAAATCGTTTATTCTTACAAGAACAATTAACAAAAAGTATTGAAAAAAATGCTAATCTAGAATTATTTAATTTACAAGCCCGTGCAGATGCACAAAAATCATTATTAATGCTTCAAGCCGCTAATGGTGAAATAACCGAAAAACAAGCACAGGTAGGTACACAATTAGCAGAAGCACAAAATCGTTTTGAACAAGAAAGAATTAAACTTGCAAAACAGCGTGCTTTATTATCAAAAAATGCAACTGCTCAAGAAATTGCTGATTTAGATGATTTAGATAGAATGAATCAAACTCGCTATGCTAATGAATTACGTAACATAGCAGATGTTCAAGCAGCAGAAACCTTAAAAAATCAAAATATTTTTAAAGGTATCGGTGATGCTATGGAAAATTTAAGTAAGCAATTTACTCCATATCAAATGGCACAAGATGCTGTATTGGCAGGATGGAATAAGATTGGTGGTGCAATTGACACATTTATAGAAACAGGTAAATTTAAATTTAAAGACTTTGCCGCTAGCGTAATTGCTGATTTAACTAAGATAATTGCAAAAGCATTAATTTTGCAGGCAATAAAATCTATATTTGGTAATTTTGGTATTCCAGGACTTGCTGAAGGTGGACCAGCAAAAGCAGGCCAACCTTATATGGTAGGTGAAAAAGGACCTGAATTGTTTGTACCAAAATCAGCAGGTACTGTTATACCAAATAATAAATTAAATGGTAGTACTGCAACATTGGGTACAGATAGAATGGTCAATGCACCTATCACAAACAATTATAACACATATAACATCAACGCTGTTGATGCTAAGAGCGTAGCACAATTGTTCGCAGAAAATCGCAAAGTATTACTTGGCACCGTAAAGATGGCTGAACGCGAATTGCCATACATGGCATAGGAATAAAATAAATGGCAGGATTACAAACAATCATAAACAATGCTAGCAGTTTAACTATAGATCGCAGAAAAGTTGTGGGTCTACAGATAACACGCAACGAAATACCTCGCGTGACATTGACACCTACTCGTCAACCATGGCGTATGGAATTAGAGATGCCACAAAGTTTAACTTATTATAACAATCGTGATTTATTAGAAGCATTAGATACTATGGATCGCGTTAGCCCAGAGATCGTTACATTCAGCACTAATGCTTGTTTAAGTTGGATATTTAGATATCAAGGTTCATTGTCACAAGGTCAAATAAATGCTATGAGCGTACAAAGTTTTGTTGGCAATCAATTAGTGTTACAGACATTGCCAGGAATACCAAGCACTCGCGTCATCTTTGAACCTAACGATCTAATACAGTTAGGTAATTATCCATATCCATTCACTAGCACTACAAGAGTTTTACGTGGTTCTAGCAACACGATAACAGTTACAACCAATAGACCAAATATACTAAGTGTAAATGTTGTTAATTTAGGTATCACAGTAGGTAACGCATGTGATTTCTATATGTTCTGCCCAAACATGCCTACATATAGATTGATACCAGGTGGTATAGTTCGCGTGAATGGCACAACTGTAAATAATGCATACATAGAGTTCAATGATAAGTTTACATTATACGAATATGTAGGTACAGCATGACTACACCAATTCCAGCAGTCAGTGGTAATAAAGCAAATGTTACTACAGCAGAATATGTTAAATTAGTTGTATATAATGAATACAATGCAACCACTGCTGCCAATATTGTTGCAAATACACAATATGAAATTAAAACTACAGGTACTACTAATTGGACAACTGTAGGTGCACCTAGTAATGCTGTCGGTACTATCTTTACTGCTAATGCTAATGGTACTGCTGGATCTGGTAATGCAAGCAATGTGACTATGCTTACCTTTAGTTCAAGTTACACAAGTGATACAATTGGTAATATTGAGTATAGCCCATTAGGTGGTTTGTTAGCAGTTGGACCACAGCAACGTAGTTTGCGTGTAACTAGCGCAGATACAAGCATACAAATAAGTGGTATAGGTGGCAATAACATCTATGAGATTTTAGAAAGCCAAGGTAAGATACGTGGTAGTAAAATAGAGATTACTCGTGGCTTTTTCAACAACAATGTTGTGTTAGCAAATGCTGTTGTAAGATTTACAGGCATCGTGACAAACTATAGTATACAAGAAGATCGTGATGGCGTAGAAGATAATTTTACTATTACATTAGACGCAAGCAGTTATAAAACAATTTTAGAAAATCGTATCGCTGGTCGCAAGACTAACAAAAGCAGTTGGCAGTATTTTGATACGACCGATAGTGCTATGAATAATTTAAATAGTTTAGCAGGATTTAGTTTTGACTTTGGTAGCGATCCAAAAAGTAAAACTGTTGTACCTGGTTATAATGGAGGCGGTGTACCCGGTGGTGGTGGTAGTCGTAGTACGACACCTGGCACTACTAACACGCAAAATAGACAATGAATATACGCAAAGCAAATAAATTTGACTTACCTTATTTTATACATATTGCTAAAAAAGTACAGCATATGGGTTTTGTACCACAGAATAAAACAATTGATGAAGAATATTTTAACATCATGTTTAATACAATATTGCATGGTGGTGGCATAGCATTGATTGCTGAAAGCGAGCAACCAATAGGTATCTGCATAGGCATCATCAATGAAAACTTATGGGCACCTGACTTGTATATGTTAACGCAAATACTTTTGTATGTTGATGATGAATGGCGTAATACAAGAGCAGGATACAAACTATTAGAAGAATATAATAGATATGCACAAGAACTATTAGATTTAAAACGCATTGAGATGAGTGTGATACATGCAAGTGAACCATTGCATGATATTGATTTTAGTCGTTTTGGTTACAAGATGTCAGAGAAAATCTGGCAATTGGAGATTTAAATGGGTTTTATAGTACCTGTCATAAAAGCGATTGCTACAGTAGTTGCTAAAAGTGTTGTAGCCAAAGCAGTTGTTAAAATTGCTGCTGCTGCTATTATCAGTAAAGTAGCAACAAAAGCGATCAGCAAACTTATAGCAAAGCGCGCTGATGTTGGTAGTGCTAGCGGATTAGACGCGGGCGCGAGAGTACAATTACCGCCAGCAGCAGAAAATAAATTACCAATAGTCTATGGTACTGCTTGGGTAGGTGGACCAGTCATAGATGCTAAGATAAGTGTTGATCAAAAATTCATGTGGTATGTCATCGCTTTAAGCGAAAAGCCAGATGGACAGACAGTCACATTTGATACAGCAGACGGTGTATATTATGGTGGCAAGAAAGTGTCATTTGGAGCAAATGGTGTAGTTGATGCATTGATTACAAATACTACGCCACAACAAGTTGATACTAAAATGGCAGGTAAGATTTATATTTGGTTGTTCCAAGACGATGCAAATAGCACAATAGGTAGCAACAGCACACAAACGCCATATCAAATAATGACAGATGCCACTACAGGTGGTGGTATACCTGATGGTTGGAACTCAACAATTTATACAAGTGGTGGACAGAGTGTACAATTAAACAACATGGTCTATGCGATAGTTCGCGTAGAATATAATGTTGACGCGACTACTACCAGCCTAGACACGTTACAGGTCAAGATATCTAACAACATGGGTGGCGATAATGGCTGTAAACCAGGTGTTGCAATGTTAGATTATCTAACCAATACAAGATATGGTTGTGCTATACCATTATCATTAGTAGATACCGCAAGTTTAACTGCATTAGATAGTTATAGTGATCAATATATAACATATGTACCTGTTGGTGGTGGTTCACAACAACAAAGACGTTATAGAGTCAATGGACCATTAGATACTGGTAATGATTGTTTGACTAACTTACAATTATTAGTAGATACTTGCGATAGTTGGTTGCAATATACAGAAACAAGTGGTAAATGGCGTGTAGTACCTAACAAACCATACACTGGCACATTAGCAAGTTTATTCAATGTAAATGCAAGCAATGATAAAAGTTGTAATGTCATCGGTGGTATACAAATCAATCCTATTGATCTTAATGACACATATAATAGCGTAGAAGTCGCATATCCAAATACTAATGTCAAAGATCAGACTGATTATCAGATCGTTGATCTTACAGATCCAAGCACAGCATGGTATGTAACATATAATCAAGTATTAAGTCCAAATGAAGCAGACAATAGATTAAACTTTGCATTACCTTTAGTCAATAACGCAGTGCAAGCAAAATATCTTGCAGTTCGTAGATTATTGCAAAGTCGTGAAGATTTAGTAATTACTTGTCAAACAGATTATAGTGGTATACAAATAGATGCAGGCGATGTCATTCGCGTCAATCATGAAACATATGGTTGGACTGATAAATTATTCCGTGTCAGCAGCGTAAGCGAAGTACAAGATGAACAAGGTAATCTAAGTGCATTAATTGAAGCATTTGAATATAACGACACAATTTATAACGATAATGCTATACAAGATTTTATACCAGCAGATAATACTGGATTAAAAGATCCTAATGTAATCAGTCAGCCATGTCCACCAACATTTAGCGCATTTACTGATAATCAATCATTAGTCACTGGTTTTAACGTGACAAGTTGTGTACCTGACGAAGGTGTAGTAATATACATGGACTTCAATTATGGTAACAGTGCAAACGTATTAACGCATCAATTATATAAAACAGTACAGAATGCAGGTGGTATCCCATTTGTCAATAGTGATAGTGCAAACGGATATTATAACAATGTAACAATCACTGTTAATGATTTAGAAGCAAATACATATTTTTGGAGTATAACTGCACGTAATGATTTTGCAGGTAGATTTAGTAATCCTGGTGCATTTAGTTTCGGTGGAGCAAACATCAATCCATATGATCCCAACACAGCAAATGGTGGTATAAGAGGTAATCAGATACAACCTAATACTGTCACTGGAAATAATATCGCATACTTTACAATAGTCAATAATAATATTGCCAATTATACTATCACAAGTAGTAAAATGACTAACACAGGTGTAGTTGCAGGTTGTTATAACAGTGCAAATATATGTGTTGACAGTGCAGGTAGAATAACATTTGCAAGCAATGGTGCTGCTGCAAGATATCCAATATCAGTAGAAACAGGTTTTGGTATACCAAACTTTGATGCTAATACAACTGATGTACCAGTATATGCAAATAGTACATCACAAAGAAATAGACCATTAATTATTCCAGGTGTGTCTCCAGGTAATGTTAATGGTGACACATGGCCATATGCTCAAGGCACTTCAAATACTGCAAATGGATATAGTGCAAATAGTACTGGTTCCTTTACTCCTGCATTTGCTGCATTATTAAATCTAGACAAAGATACAGGTGAAGGATATCAAGGTTGGTATACATTGATGAGTTTAGATATAGGCAATGTAGGTTGGGGTGATGGTGAAATTGCTGAAACTAGGATATCTGTTGATTATTATACAACTAGTTCTAGTTTAGCAACTTTGCAATTATGTCCATTCATAGCGACAAAATCAGGTGGAAATATCAATACATTACAGACTCATAGTATGTGGATAGACAATTTTTATACTTTAGGATCAATGGTACAAATAAATGCTACTGAATTACAAGTAGGTGCTTTAGGTGATTTGGCAAGAGTCGGTGTGTATGCTAGGGCAATAGGTAATATTGATGTATCGTGCTATTGGGGTACGTATGTCTTAACTAATTCCTTTGGTCCTTTATAAATAATATATAGGAATAACAAAAATGAGTTTATTATTAAACGGGGCTAAAACAGTTACGATCGCTGGTACAGAGATGCAGTGTATTGAGATATACACTGGTGAATCATATACACTACCATTAACATTTACTGATAGTTCAGGTAATCCAGTAAATTGCACTGTGCCAAATAATTGGGCATTGTCTACTAGCGCAAAATTTTATACTGCGACTGATATCACATATAGTAGTGATACAAGTATTGTTATGGGTAATTTGACATTAAATGCTACCCAGCCAAGTACAGGTGCAGGCACATATAGTCCTAATTTAATTGCAGCATTTAGTAATGCTGCTA